GTCGAGTTGCCGAGGGTCTTGTGCATGATTCGAATCCTCGGCTGGGTATGCTTGTGAAACACGAGCTGCATCGCCGCGGCGTCGTCCAGTTGGCCGGCGAGACGAAACGCCCGAGCCGCCAGGTCGTGGCCGGCCCAGTTGTACCATTTGACCTCGTGGGTCCACGGCCGCTCTTTCTCGGTCGGCTCCGGCAATGTCAGCATCCGCGACGCCCAGAAGCTCGCCCGCTTGCCGTCGTTGCGCTCAAACGCCAGGAGGATGATTGAGGCAATGGCCTCCCGGCACCAAGGGAAAACACCGTGCGCGCTCATCGCGAAGCCCATCGCCTCACGCCGGGAAGCGACGAGCCTGGCGAGATTCAGCTGGACCTCGTACCGAAAAGAGTCGTCGAGGTTGGGGAAGCTCAGCGCGATGCGGCCGAACTGCTCCGCGGCCGTCTTGTTGCCGGCGCAATAGTGCTCTTGGTGCACGTAAAAATACTGCGTTGCAGACTCGGCCACGCTCCGCCCCAGGATCGCCAGGTTCCGCTTGCGGTTGTCCTGCTTGATCGAGATCGGCTTGTGATGCCAGATTGGCGTCGCCCAATCGAAGTGCCGATCGTTCGGCAGCAGAAGCAGGTTCTCGTGTACGTCATGGTGCCAGATGCGCCCAGACACAAACGCCGAGCGCCGAATGATCCGTTCGCGGTGCAGCTTTTTGCCGGTGCCGTGCACATCATACGGGCAGCGAAGCATGAGCACGTCCTCGGATAGCTCGGCGAGTCTGTCCCGGAGTTTGTCAGCATCCGCGATCACGTCGTCGCAGTCCGCCCAGATCAGCCAGTCGCCGCACGCCTGGGCGAAGGATTGGTTACGCGCGCGAGCGAACGAATCGACATGCTTCCAGGCCTGTGCCGTGGCGCCATTCTTGTATTCAGAAAAGATAAAGCCGACGGAATTCTGCATGCACCAGTCGCGCACGATCTGCTCGGTCGCGTCCGGTTCCTGGGAGCCGATGGCGCGCACGAGTGAGACCTCGTCGATCACGCCGTTAAAGCTCTCGAGCATGGCGCCGATCTGTGCCGCTTCATTGCCCGCAATTACGCAAAGAGAAAGTATCATGGTCGTCGTTGTGTGTGCGTCAGGTCTTGCGGATCTCCTGGAATGGTCAAAACAAAAAGCCCCACGCCGTAAAGCGTGAGGCTTTAAGATCAAAATCCGTTTAAGGATTAGGAATACTGAGTCGTCACGAGCTGACCGGCGTTCGAATTGACCACCTTCTCGGCGGTATATTGCGAGGCGCGGACGATGTTCGACTTGATCGCCTCTTCGCGATAGGTCGAGACACCGATTGCTGGACCGTACTCGGACCAGTTTAAGGTAAAGCCAGCGCCGCCACCGAAGTAGCCGGCGGAGCCATCGGTAACGGAACCGACCCAGATGTAGGTGTTGGCCCAGGCATTGGCAGCGGAGAACGCAACGCCTTCGGGGGCGCTATCGTATGAGGCGCGACCAATCAGGACCTCAGAAACGCCAAATACCTCCGCGGCTGCTTGGGTAGAAGCGTTGAGGATGGTGTCAGTCGAAAGACCGGTGCCGCGGAGGCGGTTCTGGAATTTCGTGCTGGCGCGAACACGGGTCCATACTGGATATGGAATGACCACCTTGAGGTTGGTCGTAGATTCGCCCTTGGAGAGCAAGCGATCGATGGCCTCTTGCACGTCTTGACCAGCGTCAAACGTAGCGAGATTCGCGGTCGTGTAAGCGGTGCCGGAGTTCGTCGCGGTGAAAGTGCCACTGTCGAAGATTTTAGCAGCGACGCGAAGCTCGTGCGCCAGGAGAAGTTTGCGCTTGGCGAGCTTGGCGGCGATGACTTCGGCGTCGAAGAAGCGAGCAACGTCGAGGGTGACGGTATCGTCAACGGCCTCTTCGTAACCGTACTCGAGCGCGGTGTAGGTGTCTTGCACGAAGGCGCGGGTGCCACGAGCGTAGGCGCTGTATGGCGAGCGGTTCTTCATGTCGCTCTTGAGGAGCTGACCTTCCTTCAAAACGAAGGATGGATATTGGCCGGCGCGCACGGGCACGTCGAGGATTGGCATGACGGCGGTGCCGATCAGGCCGGCCTCAAAGTCTTTTGCCTGCTCAACTACACCGGCGATATCGCCGCGGAAAATGGCTGCGGAATTGCTATACATGGTAATTTATTTTTTAAGGGTTAGAGATTCTTTGGCAGCATCTCGATGATGGCCGAAGCGTCAGAGGCGGTGGTGAGAGATTTGCCCACCGTTATGCTCCCGGTAATCGCCACGGTCCCGTTGGCGGTTGTGAAGAGAGTATCACCTACGGTGACCGGTCCTGCGAGCAGGGTGGCTTTGACGGTGTTGCCACCGAGGAATTGAACGGTGACGAAGTCGCCGCTTGCAGCGTCGATCGTAGCCACGCCGTCAGGCAGGGAAGCGGTGGCGGAAAGACCGACGCCTCTATTGCTTGAGATTGATACGAGGCGGTAGGCCGTGATGGCCGAATTAGCGACAAAACTGCCGCTGTTTTGGTATGAAGTTGCCATGGTAGTTTAGATTAGAGTTTGACGAGTTCGCCGCCTTGAACGCGTGCGCGATACGCAGCGTAAAGGTCAGCATGGTTTTTGATCGCGAAGGTGATGGCCGAGGATTTGTCGCCCTTGAGCTCGGTGGCTTTAGAGGCAACGACATCTTCGAACTTCTGGACCTGCACGACTGGTTTGACTGCTTCGGCCGAGGCAATCGGAGCGGCTGGCGCACCGAACGACTTGGCAAATTCTTTGACGGCAGCGAGGGCCGCGGTGTTGGCGGCGAGCTGCACGACTTCGTTTTGCGCGCTCATCATGGCGGGCTTGTCTTCTTTCGGAGCGAGAGCGCTTTCGAGCTTCGCGATCTTATCATTCATGCCCATCATGGCAGATTGAATCATGCCTTCGATGGCCTGTTTGAGGTCGTCATTCATAGGTAATTTGATTTCGATTTCTGCTTCCGGCGACTCGCTGACATCGCTCTCGAGTTTGAGTTTGCGCGCAAAAAATCCGTTCGGATTGGCAGCAGGTTCGCTGACAAGATCGACCGAGTAGATTTCCGAGCACCGTTGCAAAGTTGTGAGCTTGTCCGTGCTTTTTTCAGACGGACCCGAGAACGCAATCGAGAGCCCGAACGTGTCCGGGATCCGCTCGGCAATCTCTAAAATGTAAGCGCGATGGGGCGAGGTTTGCAGCAAGTGCAGATCGCCGAGCAGCTTTTCGCCGCTGATGCGCAGCGCATCGATGTAACCGACGATGTCGCCGGCGCCGCCACTGTGGTTCAGCTTAACTTTAAGCCCGCCGGCATATTGTTCGGCCGCGGTCTTAACCTGCGCCAGGGTCTTGTCGTCAATCATGACGCCGTGACCGAGCGCCGGGCCTTTAGTGATCAGCGAGACGCCGCGGATGATGCCGGATTCGGCGTCGATGACGCCGGCCGAAGCTGAGAAAGTGATGACTTGTTCCATCGCTGATGCGATGGCCGTCAAAACCGATCAGCGCTTGACCTTCTTTTTCCGGACCTTCGGAGCGATTGCTGCGGCCGGCTTCTTCTTCGCCCCGATCCAGGGAGCGACCGCAAAGACGATTCCCAGGCCGGCCGCGACGCTGGCGAAGCGCTCGAACGTGAGCAGAGCCTGGTCCGCGGCGTCCTTGTGCGTGCGCGAAAGAGCGAGTTGATCTTGCAGAGTCTTATTGATCAGACCCGTCATGGGCTCGATGACCGCGTATAGCTCGGCCGTCATGGCCGGCGAGTTGAGGGTTGAGATCTCGCCCCGGTCGCAGAGGTCTCGAGCTTTCTTGAGGTAGGCTGCGACGAGTTTGTGTTGCGCCAGGAGATCCGCCGGGTTGCCAAATTCCGCGAGCAATCGCTCGGCTTCGGCCTGGAGCTTGTTCAGCGACGCACAAAACGCCTTCGGATCGATCAGTCCCTTGCTCGCCTTCGCCTGGCCATCGACAATCTCGAGCCCGTAAACATCGAACAGCGGACTGAGCACGTTGCTCGTCATGGCGAATTCCTTGTCACTCGCCGCGATATGCTTGGAAACGCTTTTGACCGTGATCACTCCGACGCCTGCAAAACAGACGACGGTTGCAGCGAGCGCAGCGGTGATCAGTTTCGGGCTCATTTTTTCAAGAGCTTGCCCGGGTTCTTAGAATACTTTTTTGCGAGAGTCGTGAGCCCGTCGATAATCTCCGGCGCCAGGAGCCCGGCGACGCCGTAGGTCACGGCCTTCACCAGGGAGCTGACCTCGATCTGCTCGACGATAACCCAGGCAAGAGTCGAGACGATGGCAGCCATGATGACCCTCCGCACGCTGTCCCAGATCGTGCCCTGGATAGGGTTCGCCAGGAGTCGGGCAACCATGCCGGCGCCGCCGATGACCGCCGTCAGCCAGCCGGTTTCCTTCCAAAGTTTGGCGACTTCCATGAGATCCTTGTGGTCGCTCATTTTTTGCGAGTCATGCGATCACCGAACCACCACCCGATGCAGTTGAAAGCGCAGAACTGGATCTCGTCGATCATCTCAGCTTGCTCGGATGCCGTGACGCGAAAGAAAACGATGGTCACTAGAATCAAAAGAAGCAGCGTGATGAATGGGCGAAACAGCGTTATCAAATTGGCCGCCCATGCCGAAGTGTTGGCCGGAGGAGTTGCCGCTTGTTGGCTAGCCGTGAACGCATCCCACTTTGCTTTGTCGCTGGCGATCTCGGCCATTGCTTTCGCCTCTTCCAGCTTTCGTTTGTGATCTTGTCCGGCCTTGTAGTTCTCAAAAAAACCGTTGCCGATGCGGAGCAAGACACCGAGCGCACCGCCACCGAGAGCATTTGTGATAAGATCGAGCATGGCTTATACAGCTTTCGGATTCGTCAAACGGCGGAACAAAAAGTAAGGCAACCAAATCCACTTTGGTATCTTGACCAGTTTTAGATTGGTATTCTGCACAAACGGCATCTCTGCGTCCCAGAGCTTAACGCGAATCGGAGAGCCATCCGGTGAGCAACAGTTGATTAGGGACACGTTGCGCGTCGGAGCGCGGCCTCGCGTCCAATAATTGTCATACTGGCCCAACTCGACGGTGCCGCTGATGACGCAGTTATTGAGTTCAAATCCGTCAATCGCGCCTTTGACCGTGACCGAGCCTTGAATCGTGCAGGACTGAATCAGGTAATTGCTACCGCGCACACAGTCGATAGAATCCTCGCGGCTGGCGGGGATAGTTAATCCGCGAGCCGCAAGGTTGCTCACGTTGGAGCACTTGAACAAGTCGTCCCATTGCTTAGGGTCGCTTGGAGCTTGCCAGTTCTCGGACGTAACCAGCTTTTTGTTGTCCTGTGGGCCAACGTAGCTGCGCCAATTCGTGTCGTTTGTGTTTGGCATGACTTAATAATTGTCTGATTTGATCAAATTTTCTTCAGCAAAAAGCGGTTGAAGATTGGAATAGTGAAAACAAGCTGCTGCTTGAGCTGGATCGGATAAATCAAAAGACGCGCATGGGCGAATATGATCAATGTGCCATGTTTTCCGTCCATAATTATCAAGCGTCATTCCTTCTTTAAATTGTGATACAAGATGATTTCTGAGTTGCTCACGACTACAACCAGTCAGTTTAAAGGTAGAACAAGTCTTATCTACTCCTTGTTTTTTAAATGCTTGGCATAGGCGAGATCGTAAACTGAGCGTTAAACGAAACACTGGATCGACTTTGGCTCGTCTTTTTTTATATTCTGCTCTTTTAATTTT